CTACATTGGCATGGACTGCAGCGTCAGCTGGACATGTCGCGCGCTCGTGTCCGGCATCAAGGGGATCAGGTGTTCGTCATCACTGCGAGTCTGAGGCGGCGGCCGATACTTCCCTTCCGCGCTCGCACAGCGCTGCTTCTTGTACCGATCTTGGGCCCATCGCCCATACCTCTCCAGCAGCTCCTCGGCCTGCTGCAGATCCTGGGGCACATTCAAATTTAGGTCTCTACGCATCAGCCCCTCTCTTTCATAAGTCTTGCGTTACGCACGGTTATTTGCAAACGATTCTCAATTGCGTTTATGATTCATTCCATGGTGCAGCGAATCGCTGTGCCGCCTCTTCATCGTGGGGCGCTGACAAGCGAGGGCTTGCAGCGTTTTAGCTAGCCAGCGGCCCTCTCCTATTAGCCAAGCCTTTTTCCACGATCGAGCTACTCAGCTCCCTAGCAAGCGCCGCACAGTCACGTTCAGCACATCCAGCTCCACCATCTTTTTGATTGCCCACATCCGGCGTTGACCGTGCCACCCCATCCACGGGCCACGGTGACAGCTCTCGCACAAGGCCACGACGGTGTATTGCTGGCGCTGCTCGATGTGGTTCGACTCGCTGGGCCGGCCTGATCACACACGCTGCAGGGCAGCTCTTTGATCGCAGCCAGGTGAGCTCGCTCTTTGTCGTTCAGTCGATTCAGCATCTGGAGCCCTCCCCGAAGTCCCGCACCTCCAGACCCAAATCCAGCGCCAGCCCATGCTCAATGCGGGCGCCACGGGATCCGCGCCAGCCTGGCTGGCATGTAGAGGCAGTCGCAGGCCGCGATCTGGCGCAGCGACATACGCATGTAGCCCTGCCAGGTGCCGCAGGCCGGCTGGGGGTTCTCCGCAAGGTTCTCAACGTGGTGGCCGTGGGCGCACAGCACAGCACAGCACAGCACAGCACAGCACAGCAGCATGAAAGGCGGGGTAGTTGGCCGCTCATGGGCCCAGCGATGTAGATGCGCTTCACCACCATGTGCGCCCCCTGTCCTCAACGGCCACCAGAAAGCCATAGTCGCCCACCACGTACACCGTGCGCGAGCCGACTTCCACCAGGTTCTCATAGCGATCGCGCATCCAGGTGGTCTGCAGATAGCGGCCATCGGGCAGTCGCTCGAGACCAGGCACCAGGGTGCGTGTCGGAACCAAAGGGCTCGGAGGCCTGCGCTGGCCAGCCAGTGGCACGACCTTGCCAAAGAATGCGGGGTCAAGCGCTCGGGTCATTTGATCACCCGCACTTCCCACCCCAGCAGAGCCTTCATCAGGTGGTGCTTGATCTTGAATTCAAGGGTCTCAACGCCCTTCACATCCTCGATCACTTCGCTGCGATGGGTGCCAAGTGATCGAGCCAGCACCCCGGTTCATGCAGCTGCACGGCTGGATAAACACAGGGCACCGCGGGCGGCAGCGGGATACAAAACGTCGTCGGTCGCTCTAGTCAGTACTGCTCTGCCCCCGGATGGGATCGGCAACAGGAACATCGAAAGGCCACGCGAAGTCCATCCGCGGGGTTCTATGCGGCGGTGAGGCGCAGGCGCGCCAAGAAAAGAAACGTGCCATGCCGGTTGGAATCCCGGCACAAACCAGAGCGTCTTGAACCAGGGTGCTGCGGTTTGAACAGGAGATTGAAATGTGAGCGTTTAGCCAGCATGCTGCAAGCATGAGCTCTCTCCCGCAGGGCTAAACGGGGCGCGATGTCAGGGAGTGTTTATGGTGTCCCATGTAGCCAAACTTTGGAGCAAGCTCCATCTCTGGAAACCAGATGCCTCTGAGTTCATCGTAGCTTGGCTCAAAAAACCAATAGGCCTGACCATCCTGATTTAGAGCCCACCAGCGCGCCAACTCGGGCGCCTGCCTCCAGTTCACTCCTTGATAACCAGGGTTCTCGCTTTGCCGCTTCACACTCATATGAATTTACCCATTTACATAGATAAAAACTATAGAGCAAATATTGAGGATTCAGAGAAAAGTGAGTCTGTACACAGAACGATTCTCAAAGCGGAAATGGGGGACCTACGCAAACGTCCATTGAAGTAGCTCTGCATCTGCGGCCGAACTCTGCTGCGAACGCTTGTAGCTAACGAGCTATCTGACGTGACTGCTCGAGCAGGTACGGGAGCTCCGGAATTCGCCGGGGCCGCCGGCAATTGAGAACTCGGCGCTTTGCGCCGTGGCGACAGTGGTCACACCAAATGGCGCAGCACCCTCTACTAACCCCCAAGTGCGCAAAACTGTAGCCAGACCCTCATCTGGCGAACCGCTGCGCCATCGCCCCACCTCTGCCGCACTTCACCGTGAGCTCACCCCACTGGTCGGAATTTTTTATTCAGCGGCAATGGTCACAAGGTCAGTACTGAGACCGCCAGCGGTCATCCGGGCGTCTGTCGGGCCTATTAGGTCTCTGGTCTCGGTCGTTATCCCAGCGACCCTGCTCATATTCATAGCGCCCCCCACGATCGTTGTCGTAGCGGCCTCCGTGGCCATGACCGTAGTACCCATCGTGCGGAGCCACGATACATCCACCAAGTGACGCAGCAACGGCCACCACTGCAGCCAGAGCAGACAGTTTCTTCATGGCAACTCCTTGTTAGTTGTTGCCACCAGTCTAGGACTCATAGTCAGACCAGCTTGTAAACAGATATTCCCCGCACCCGCCATCAGTAACGGTTCTTCGTATCAGCCCGCAGCATCCGCTCGCGGGCTTTTTCTTTGCCTACAGGAGATCTCATGCATTCGACTCCAACCACCGCCCCAACGACAAAGCTGCTGATCGCGGCGCAATGGGCTCTCACCGGCCTCGGCCTGTTCTGCCTGGTCAGCGGATGGCACTCACGCCCGAGGCATGGCCCCTCTGATCAGCGATCGCTTTATTGAACAGGAGATCCTCATGCTGAAGACGATTGTTGACTCCCTGCTGGTCATCGTTGGCGCCCTGCTCCTCACAGCCTGGCTGTCCACGCCTGATGCCCAGGCCGATGAATCCCAATTCATCACCCAAAGCTTGCGAGACGAGTTCGCCTGCCCTCGCATGCATGCAGAGTGGCTGGATGAGAAGACCGTGCAGTGCTTAAAAGAGGAGCAGACCACAAGCTATTGACCGGTGCGGGACATTTTTTCTTGCTGGGAGGTCAAGATGCTGTCCATCATTTGCTCTACAGCCTGCAAATATTGAACATTGGCCTTGGGACTTCGAGCACTCAGCGATAGCCATCCATGAGCCCGCTCCAGAGCCACTGAGGTAAAAAAATACTTGTCAACAGCCGTGCCGCTGCGGTTAGCAGTGGCAGCAATTCGCTGTGATGCCACGTCCAAATACAGGCAGAAATCACGCGGATGTAGCCAGCATCCCGACACAGCTCCCTTCATCCCCGCTACGCCATGTCTTCGATAAGTCTTCAATGACTCTGAGGCTGCTTTGTTGACTTCACCGGCGACAACATTGGAGTTTTGCCCGAAGCACTCCAAAGCAAATGATGAAGCGCAAATTGCCGCGACGCCAACCGCAATAGCTTTAGTTCTCATGGCCTGCAACGCTTAACAAAAACGCGATTTAACTATCTCATTTTGATAGCACCCAAGACATTGTCTAAAGCCTAGCAGGTCGAACTATTTCAATTCTTAGTGGAAAACCATTGCCCGCCATCAGTGGGCTATTTTTGTTGGAGCCCTGATGTTCAAGAACATGACCATGTACTGCATTGCCTCAAGCTGGCAAAGACATCTGCAGGCGCTGGAAGATGCCCTGCAAAACACAGTCTTTGAGAAGTGCGGCGCCACACAGGGGCGCTCCGTGGGCTGGGGGGCACCGCGCGGCGAGGCTCAAGGCCCGCTGGTCGAGTCCGTCGCCGGTCAATGGGTCATGCGATTCATGGCCGAGGCAAAAGCGCTGCCGGCCAGCGTGCTCAATCGCAAGGTCGACGAGAAGGCCGAGCACATCGAAATGACCGAAGGTCGCAAGCCCGGCAAGAAGGAAAAGCGTGACCTGAAGGACGAGGCCAAGCTTGATCTGCTGCCCATGAAGGTAGGCGAGGTACTGCCCAGCCTTCTGCGTGACTGGGTTTCAGAAATGGACTGCACCAGCAAGGCCATACGGAACATGCTCACCCCACTGCGCAGCTTGTTTGAGGATGCGCTCAATGATGAGCTGATCGACTTCAATCCTTTCGAGCGCATCGCTCTATCCAAGCTCATTCGGCAAACGGCAAACGGCAAACGGCAAAGGCCAGCGACTATGTGGTGACGCCATTCACCGCGGCAGAGCGCGAGGCCATTCTCAAGGCCTGCCGCCCCGACAAAAGGCCCATGCTCCAGTTTTGGTTTGAGACGGGCCTGCGCCCAGGCGAGCTGCAAGCGTTGCAGTGGAGCCACATCGATTGGGAGCAAGCCATTGCCCGCATAGAGCTCAATCAGGTCGCTGGCGTGATCAAAGGACTCAAGACAGCTGCCGGTATCCGAGATGTGGAGCTATCCGCCGAGGCACTCGCAGCGCTGCGCGCCCAGTGCCCTATTTCTGAGCTCAAGGGCGAGCGCATCTGGCTCAACCCTCGCACGGTCGAGTCATGGAGCACCGACGCCCAGATCCGCAAGACGTTCTAGTAGCCGGTCTGCAAGCGCGCCGAAGTGGAGTATCGGAATCCCTATCAGGTCCGCCACACCTATGCCTCGGCCTTGCTGACGGCCGGCGCCAATCCATGGTACGTGGCCAGCCAGTTGGGACATGAGGACGTGGAGATGGTTTTCCGCACCTATGGCAAATTCATCAAGGACGACTACCAGAAGCCCAAGCCTGAATTTCGCATTGTGGGAGAAAAATGATCGTTGCGATTTCGGTGCGATTTGGTGGACACAACAGGACACCAAAAGGCAAAGAAAAACCGCCACACACTAGGCTTTCCAGTGTGGGGCTGGCGGGAATTGAACCGCCGTCCGCACTTTACGGAGCAAGGCCTCGTTCGATTTGGTGTGAATTCTGTGTGAATTCCAGCACCCACCAAAATCAATCCAACACAACTTCAGGCAATGAAAATGGCGTCTGCAGGCCGGTTAATTATTGCCAACTGCAACTGGAAAAATGCAACACTGCCACCATGATCGAAGCCACTCTTCTCTGCCTCATCGTCGGAATCTCAGACGGTGACACACTGACCGCCCGCTGCGGAGAGCCTGGGGCTTATGAGCAAGTCAAAGTCCGGCTGCAGGGCATTGACGCGCCTGAGCGCCGGCAGCCGTTCGGGGAGCGGGCCCGGCAGGCGCTGGCCGAGCTGACGTTTCAGAAAGAGGCCGAGCTGCGGTGCACCAAGACAGACCGGTACAAGCGACAGGTCTGCACGGTCTGGGTTGCTCCTGCATCAGCTCCGACTGGGCCGCGCACACTCGATGCCGGCCTGGCCATGATCACGCAAGGCATGGCCTGGTGGTATCGCACATATGCCCGCGAGCAGACACCACAGGAGCGTGGGCAGTATGAGTTTGCTGAACAAGAAGCCGCGGCGCGCAAAGTTGGACTTTGGCGCGACCCCCAGCCCATCGCGCCATGGGATTGGCGCAAGGCCTCACGCGAGCTTCGACATAACCTAAGTCCGTAAACTACCCACTGCGGAAATTCTGACTTGTGGACAAACTGGCCAAAAGCTGTCCCTCACGTCGACGCATTGTCGGGAGGGGAGTCTAGCTTTTCATGCGTGGTCCATGCTGTGCCCGGCTTCCGCCCAGGTCGTCGCTGTGTTACACCGACCATATCTAGGAAAGTGCAGCCGTGGAGACATTCAATGAAGGACATTCGGAAACGCCCGCACCGAGCGGCACCGGGGTTAGTGCCAAAGGAACTGCTCAGGATGAAAGGGGCTTGCCCCATTTGTAAGAAAGAGACGGAGATACCTTGGCTTGAAAAGATGGAGTTCCCAAAACAGCCCGTCAAGTCAGATCACGGGCTGGGGCACTGGGTGCCGGTCGATATCCCCCTGACATGCTCGTCTGAAGACTGCAAGCACGACTTCTCCATTAAGGTACCGATTCTGCCAGACAAGAATCGGTGGGTACTCTACGGTGACGAGGCTGCACGGTATATAAGTCACCCACCCACAGAGCACTCTTCAGAACCACTCAACTTCTATTGCGTAACACTTGTCGCGTTGCATAAACGGCGGCATGACCGAGTCCGCAAGCAGATTTTCAATCTTAAGAAGGAAATTCGACCAACCGAAGACCCGGATTCCTGGGTGCACCACTTCACCGAGATATGGGATAGCAAGCCCGAATCAGATACCTTTCGTCTTCAAAATAAGCCGGCCAAGATTGAGCATGCCAAGAAGTTCGCGAAGATTATTCGAGATGCAAAACCGGAGCTAACCACATTCAATATTTCAGGTTGCATACTAGTCCCCAGCGATCCCAAAGAGCGAAAGAAACTCTTAAAGCATCAAAAGGAGAGCGCATTCTCTGAGTCGATCTTGACGACACTAAGGGAATTTAGAATTCGAGAGAAAAGCGTCGATTGGATATTTGACAACATCCAGGACACAACTTCGGGAAGTAAGACGGAGGGTTGGGCCTCCGAGCGCTTTTTGGGACTTCAATACACGCGCCTATTCAGCTGGATGTCAGCCGGCACTACGGTGATTGAACCCTCGTTTGTACGACCCGGATCGCACTTCCTGCTAGAAGTGGCCGACTTCATTAGCTATTGCGTTGCACGAGATTTTGAGCGGGCAATCATCGGTCAGCGTTCCGAGTTTCCTTCTAGCCTTTTGGGACAAGGTTTCTACCAGGGAACTCTTGGCAATGGCGATGTGGAGAGCATGTGGAATGCTGGGCTTCCTTTGAAACAATTCTATGGTTTAGAAGTCGCTAAGAGTTGAGTCTGATAGCCGGAAGTCGGACGCTAGCGATCGGCTCTTGTGGCCGATAGCAGCCAACAGACAGCCACTCGAAACTAGGCTGGGTCGGCATCAAACACATTCACAGGTGCCAATTTGAGCAGTTGCCCCGCCTCCCGCATTGTCCCTGCCAGCCACTGGTCCACGTCCTGCATCTCTATCGGGATCACGCTGCGCTTGTCCAGTTGGTCCGCTGGCAGCCTGGGGTCTGGCTTGTGCATGCGACTCATCAAAGGATGCGAGTCGGCGTTGATGGTAAGCATGGTGTAGCTCTCCACGGGCTCGCCAGACTTGGGGTCATTCCAGCGATTCCACAACCCGGCCAGCGCCCACGGCGCGCCATCGGTCCTGCGAAATCTCCACCACACGTTTTTCCCAGTCTCCCAGCAGGGCTCATCAAAGCTCCAGGCGGGAATGATGCAGCGCTGGCCGCGCGCCCAGGGTGCCTTGTAGCTGGGCTTGTCTGCCAGCTCCTCCGAGCGCGCGTTGTTGGTGCTGTATTTCAGCGTGCGCTCCTTCGCAAACCAGGGGATCAGGCCCCACTGGCCTGCCACGCCCTCGATGCTGTAACCTGGGTCATCGACCGTGCGGCGCAGAAACGGGCCAGGTGCTCGAGGAAAGATCTCGAGACGCTCATCCTTCCAACAGCCCGGAGATTCCCGGCCAATGCGAAAGTGACGCTCTATCTCGATCTCTGTGGGGGTGTTATAGCGGTTGCACATCAGTCGCCATCGTTGATGTTGCCGCCGCCAGCGTACTGAAGCTCCTCGTCAAGTTCGTGCCGATAATCGGCCATGACCTGCCGCGCCTCCTCCAGAGACTCCAGCTTCATGTCGCGCTGGACACATTCGCTCGGGGATTCATCAATCAGCAGGGCAAGTCTCGCGTGCCAGGCGCAGCGCTTGATGACCGCACCGGCAAACCGGCGCATCTCTTCGGTGATCCAAGCCCCTGGCTCAATGAGGCCGGCATCCGCTGCAAGGCCATTCAGCACCGCGATCCTAGACCTGGAGATGGTGTAGCTGTCTTCCTTCCTGATTTCCTCCAGGGGCTCAGGCAACATCTCCCGCTCCATGTACTCCTGCGGAGCTTCCGCCACTTCCACGGCCTTGTACGCATATCGGGCACAGCGCTCGATGATCGCGCCCGCAAACTTTCGCATCTCCTCGGTGATCCATTCACCTTGGCCGATGAGGTCAACCTGAGTAGCGAGAGCATTCAACACTGCCACATTGGAAATGGGCTGCGGTATCAAAGAGCTGTATAGCTCCCGCTCCACATCCCCGAACTCCCCAACATCGTCTTCATCGTCTTCATCGTCGAAATCGTCTTCGGAATCGGTCATGGGGGACCTCCTTTAACCTGGCCCTCTATTGGACTCCCGATCTGCCTTTATTTCAAATTTACTGTATAAATGAACAGTGTTTTTGGACAAAGAGGCTTGAAATGTCATCGACCAACGGATGCCTTGGGCGGGTGACCGGGCCGGAGCTGGGGGCTGCGCTTAAGACTCTGCCTCCGGCTGGCCGCGAGTCGGCCGCGACCATCACTGCCGACATTGACACCATGATGCTTGGGCGCGTCCGCCTGACCTACGCACTGACCAAATCCAATATGCACCGATGGGCCATCCAGTACTTCTGGTCGCCCGTCCACGCCGAAGTGCTCTCAACGCTCAGCCCTGACGAGGTGAAAGACGAAATGCTCGAGCGCTGGCTGCGCTGGTCCGAAGATCGACTGAACGAGGGTGATGTTTCGACGCTCGACACCTCGGTCCACGCGTTTTACGAATCTCTGCTCCACGTCTGCCCACTGAAGATCCACGCGCTCAACCCTGACCCCGTAGCACTACTGAAGAAGTGGATCACCGAAGATGCTCAGCCCTGACCGGTTTCTGACAGAGCAGACGTATCCAACACTGCTGCGCACCCCCGGCAGATATGGCTTTCCCAATGCCCGAATCTTGCCTGGCTGCGCCAGCGACTACATCACAGAAGCAGTCCACCCCGGATGGGTGCTTGTCGTCACCATTGAGGATGGCTTGGTGTATTTCGGGCCAGGCCCGGCAAATGTTGTGCGCTCCCCTGCGCCTTTTTAGGCGCTGAGCGTATACCTCCGGCCAAGCAGCGAAAATTGACATCCGTACAATGCGTCCTGCAATTGACCAGCAACTGGGGTCAAAGGGTTTAGTGACCCTTCCACAACAGCCTCTGTACTCAACTACCGCGTATGGAGTTGAACGATCTACACGCCGGGCAACGGAATACAAGATTCACAATCTGTCCGCGAAAAACCCCTGAAGCAAGTGTTACCTTGCATGCACCACAAACATAGTCTGTACTACCTGAATCAGACAACATTGCGTACGGATTTTTTGTTCCCAAAACTATGTTTGTTCGGTTCAACACCGATGCAGTGCCAGGGGCGGGCTCAGGAATTACTTCCATTTGAATCTTAGACAAGCTGATGTCTCCAGTCATTCGTAACTATAAAAAATGAACTTTTAAGAAGATCTAGCTCTGGCACATGAAGCTCTATCGAATCTCCCAAGCTTAGTGATTTAGCGCGACCATTAGAGTCTTGTACTTGAACAGAACCAGCTGCTAGATCCCGCAACATATCTTCATAAATGCGCCCGCCATGATGCTGCGTTGCATTCCTGATGAGCACGTGTTTTCGTATAAATTGCAAGTGCCTATTTCGCGTCTCATTAGGCGCAAGAGCACGATCTATTGTTTGTATTCTTTCCGAATACTTTGAGAATGCAAAGTCTGCGACCAGTCCTGCGCGTACTTGAGTTAAAACATCTTCCGAAGACCCGAAATCGAGCTTTGTAGTTCTCTTTCTGAAAGCCGGAAATTGGCGATGACCACCAATGTGCTGATTAACAAATTGCTCAAACAGACCACTCAACAGATCAGCCCAAGCTGCCACAACCTTTGTCTGGAACAGTTCGGCAACCCCAAATACTACCGCAGCGCTATGTGGCTGCAACTCACGCAAGAACATCGGCTCCGTCTCGAGCCCTTCCGCTAACACAAGTGAAACGGAAGCATCTCGCGGGGAGCGAAAGAGTGCTTGCTGCCCGATCTGCAAGTAAGCGGTTGCTAAGACCAACTCTCGAAAGCAGTTTTTGAGTGTATTCTGAAACTCGTCGATAACTATCTGCATAAACCACACGTAAATTAAAACGATAAGTCAAACACAACTGAGATTATTAGATTATCTTGCCATGACTGATGAATCCCTTGTACACACTGTCCACAAGCGCGTTTGCCACACGTTCCTCCGGCACTGGAAGGCACACAACAACGCCTATCCCAAGCTGATCAAGATGCCGCAGGAAGAGCTTCGGCAGTTCAACATCGTCAATTCCTTCGGTAAGCCCAATGAGCTGTGGGGCGTCCCAGTTGAAATCGACCCCAACACCACGGGCGTGATGATTGCGGTCGATGGGACGGAAATGCCTTTGCTCGAAGGCTACTAAACAACACCTAGCCTTAATACTCTGCATATCAGGGCTGCGGCAGTTGCCAAGCTCCTTATCGAAGCGACGAGAATGGGAGCCATGCAAGAACAAGCTGAATATGCGCGCCTGGGTCGATTTCTTGATGAATCCGCCGAGTTTGACGGCGACGTTGAGAAGCTTCTCGGGCGAGGCTGGAACACCTCCACGCCGCGACACGCGGTCACTATGGGCTTTTGCAAGGCCGCGCTTGAACATGCCATCAGCCAGAGAGTCCTTATTGGAACTGGCCTGCATGGAACTGCACTGACACTAATCCGCCCACACTTCGAGTCCACCATCCGCGCAGCTTGGACTCTCCTTGGTGCGAAGGATGAGTGGATAAGCAAATTCACAGAGCCAGTGCCCGCTGGTAGTTTTCAGGAGCCTAGCCTGGGTCCACCCATACCCAGCATGTTGGATGCAATCGAAGCTCACGCCCCTGACTTTGCAGTTGAAGGACGACGACTGTATCAAACAGTCAAGGTGATGCACTCATTCGTACATGGCGGTGTGCACCTCGTTGCCCATGCTCTTAGAGGCTATCCACCAGAAAAGCTAATTGACGTGCTGCGCAACAGGAATCTGCTAAGTCTCACGCTATGCAACGTGATCGTCGTGGCCTCTGGTAGGCAAGAGTTGGCCGGAACGGTACGACGCCTGAGTGCAGCACATGCGTCCGTGATGCCTCCGCCCGCATCAACTGTCTGATGGGCCGTTTCAGTTCAGTTGCTCGAGCAGATTTCGGTCGGCCGTGATCTGGCCATGCAACAGGTTCACTTGGGCATCTCGGCGCTCGACCAGTTCGACAAGCTGGCCAACCACGCCTGCGCCTTCTGCAACGAGGGCTGCGAGTCGTTGGTGCTGATCTGCGAGATCTCGGCAGGCAACGGCGTCACCGGCAAGCTGGGCGTTGCGGGTAGCCGCTCTGCTGATGTCGTGCTGCAGGCCTGCAATGCGGACAGCATCAGCAGCGCGCCCAGCCTCCAGGCGGGCCATTTTTTGCGTGTAGTCATGGGTGTTTTCCTGTTGGGCAGCGCCGTGCGTGACCACGGCGGCAGCTTTGTTTTCCGTAGCAGCTTGTGATTGCTGAGCTTGAGATGCGACCTGCTTGTCCTGTGCGCTTTCCGCACGCGCGATGCGTGCATCAGCCCGCCAGCCGTTGACGGCCCAGCCTGCTGAAAATGCGAGGATCAGCAGCATGCCTATGGCGATGGAATTGGCCCTATCTGTCATTGGCTGACCTCATTCAGGCACAAGGTGCGCTCAGCTTGCCGGCGGTTCTGGAGCCCTTGCACGAACTTGCCATCCACGAATGACCAGTTCGGAGCCCCACTCGGGGTCCGGGCGATCAGGTTGCAGCCAGCCACCACGTTGCCCTGGTTGATCTGGCGAACGGCCTGGGAGCCGCAAGCGCCCTCCTTGCCCACGTTGATGGCAAACATGGTCAGGCCGATCAAACGCTTAGCCGTCAGATAGTCCCAGTTCACGCAGCCCAAGACCGTGTAGCCATACTCGAGCAACGTGGTCTTGTTGACCTCCTGGCATTGATCGCTGGTCAGCTTGGCGCCTGGCGTGGCCTTCCAGTCAGTGCGGCCAGCGCAGAACGTAGGAATGCCGTTGGCCAGCTTGTCCTTGTAGACGTGAAGAATGTTGCCTTCCCAGCGTTCAAGCGTTGTGTAGGCCAGCGGGCTGGTCAGGGCTGCCAGCAGAGCTGCCGGGATCGCCCCTTTCCTGGCTAGTGAAGCAGGAATGCTTGGTGCCTTGGGTATGGAGACCTCATTCATGCTCGGCCTCCTCGGTTTCCTTGGCCGGCGGCATGATCGGCGCACCAGTTGTGCGCATCAGGGTCATGCGCAAGTCGCTTTCTGCTTTATCCCGAAGGTCAGCTGCTGCCGCACGATGGTCTGCTGCTGCGGCCCGCTTGTCCCTGCGCCAGGACCAATACTGACTGCAGACCCAGCCCAAGATGCCGACGATGGCACCGATCGTGATGCCAAGCTCTGAAATGGTCAGGCCGCCAAGCACAGCGCCAGCGGCCCCACCATATGTTGCTGTCTTGCCTGCAACGATTGCGGCATTCTCCAGTGTCTCGTTCATGGACTCCCTCCACCATTAAGAGCTCTGCGATCGACGGCTGGGCCGCGTGCAGTAGACATAGCTCAGGGATGCTAGGGAGGGGTCTGTTGGGCGCAGATATCATCACGCCATCTGAATATGGGAGGTGGTGATGAAGAAGGTATTGGTTGGAGCCGCCATTGCTACGCTGTTAGCGGGTTGCATGACTCTTTCTGCAGGGCCTGTCGAAGTTGCGAAGCTCGGCCAGATCGTGCCCGGCCCACGTGAGGTGACAATCGTCAATGAGACGCCATACACGTCCGAAATGGCAGTCGCCCTAGATAAGGCAAATGTCCAGCTGAAGCCTGCGCCGTCAGTTGGTTCAGTAGCGACCACTCAGAATGCCACGACGACGACCCAGCGGATCTACTCCACCAAGTACGGGATTGACCTAAGAATTGTGCCTACGCGACAGTTCTGCGCGTTTACCGATCACTACATCGTGAATGCCAAACTGACGGTAATTGATCTCGAAACGAACAAGCCAGTAGCTGTACTGACTCAGCGCGGCGCGGATGGGCCGTGCACCTCAGTCGAGCCAGTATTCGACTCTTTAGGTAAAGCAGTCGGCGATCTTTGGTCTAAATAGCGCACCTTCCTAGCATGACCCCGATACCTTCGGAGTCTGCGCTATGGCTGAAAAAGTCGGGGAAATCTATTACGACGTCACCCTGGAAACCCAGGACCTGCTGAACAAGAACAAGGCCGTCAACAACGAGCTCAACAAGACAAAGGCGAACCTGGATTCGCTGGACGCCCAGCTCAAAAAGACGGCAGCCGCGGCCAAAGCACTGTTCGCCGGCCTGGGCGTCCTGGCCATCATCGACAAGGCCGACCAGTGGGGCCAGTACGCAAGCCGCATCCGACAGGCCACGAAGAGCACAGAGGAATACACCCTGGTGCAGGACCGCATGCTGCAGTCCGCAAACCAGACTTTTCGCTCGATCAACGAAACCCGCGAATCCTTCATCCAGCTCTCGCCCGTGCTGCGCGAGATGGGCCTGACACTCGGTCAGAGCCTGGATGCCATCGACGCATTCTCTGGTCTGCTGGTCACCAACGCCGCCAGCGCGGACAAGGCCAAGGGCGCGCAAGACGCATTCTCGAAGTCGCTGCAGAAGGGCAAGATCGATGCCGACGCCTGGATGTCGATCTACTCGACTCTCGACTCGGTCGTGGACCTGATCGCTACCAGCAGCGGCAAGACCGGCGAGGAAATCCGGCGCATGGGGGCCGAGGGCAAGCTCTCGATCGACGTATTCGTCAAGGCCCTGGTCGAAGGCAATGCCAAGGTCATGACCCAGGTGAAGGAGATGCCGACCACCTTCCGAGATGCCCTTCAAAACCTGAACAACGGCTTCACGGAGTTCATCGGCAAGAACAATGAGGCCTACGGAGTGACGGCCACCCTTGTGAAGGGCGTTGCGCTGCTGGGTGAAAACTTCGAGCTTCTGGCCAATGCTGGTCTGGTGGCAGTGGCCGCCGGCCTGGCGCGCTACACACTGGGCGCAACAGCCAGTGCGGCAGCTACGGCCTACAAGGCGCTGACCGCAGTGAGTGCCGCCGCAGCTGAGGTGCGCCTTGCTGAAGCCGAGGTAGCCACGACAACCGCAGCTATTGCGCAGGCCAGTGCTTTCCGAGGCGTGGGCGTAACGACAGCGCAGCTCACAGTAGCCACCAATGCCCAGCAGGCCGCCCTTCTGAATCTGGCCAAGGCCCAGGCCGCTCAAGTTGCGGCACAGACTGCAGCCAGCTCAGCCGTGCGCACAGGCCTAGCCCTGCTCGGTGGCCCAGCCGGAATTGCCATTGCGGCTGGCCTGGCCGCCACTGCATGGTTCAGTTACCGGGACGCAACGAAGGCCGCGCAGTCCAGCGTAGTCGACATGAAGCAGCCCCTGGACGAAGTGATCAAGAAATTCCAGGAGTTGAACAGCCTGCAGCGTCAGCAGCAGCTGACCAGCTTGGGCAAGCAGTACCAGGAGGATATGACTACTGCCAAGACTGCCGTGCACGACTTCATGGACGGGTTCCGGGCGGCCATGGGTCAAGGTGGCACTGAGGCAGCGAAGTTTCGCGCAACGTTCCGGCAGGAAGTCACCGCACTTACGAGCGATGCCACGATGTCCAGCGATGAATTGGCCCAGGCACTCTCCGACCTGATCGACCGCTGGTCGAAGGCCAGCCGCTTCCAGTTCGACTGGTACGGCCCTTGGGACAAGGTGATCGGCAAGTTCGCCGTCAAGCGTGGCGAAAAAGGCGAATACCGCGTGCCCGGCTGGACCTTCGCCGACGAGGAAGGTTGCGGGGTCCGTGTATGGGCGACCCTCAAGGGCGAAGAGAACCCACGCACTCTGGAGCTGCTGCTAGCCCAGGCCCGCACTCGCAACTCCACCTTGTGGGCTGATGACCCGAAGCAGCAATTGGCATACCTCGCACAAAAGCGCTGGGCACGCCTTTTCGCTCCGGACGTGATCCTGGGCGTTTACTCGGCGGACGAGCTGCAGGAACCGCAAGAGATCCACATGGGCGATGCCGTGGTGGTCGAGCCTGAGCGTGCCACGTTGGCAGCCTGGACCGATGACAAGTGGGCCAAGCAGCTGCCCAGCATCCTGAAGGGCATCCAGGGCGGCAAGACGGTCGCAGACGCTCTGGCTTGGCTGGGCGCAAAAGGCATCGTCACAGCCGAACAGGAAAAGGAGCTGCGCACGAAGGCCAAAGAGCTGACTCAACCCGCTGCAACACCTGCTTCAGCCCCGCAGGAAGGCGCCCCAGTCGTAGACCCAGCGAGGCTGGAAGCCGACATCAAGGCCTGTACCGATCTGGAAAAGCTCTACGAGCTTGGAAGCCTGATTGAAGCTGTGGCCGAGCCTTCGCTGCAGGCAACCCTTACCGATCAATTTGATGCCCGAGTGGCAGAACTGGAAAAGCCATGACCATGCAAATCGTGAACCTCGTGCAGGGCAGCCCCGAATGGCATGCCCACCGTGCCCAGCACTTCAACGCCTCGGACGCGCCAGCCATGATGGGCGCCAGCTCGTACAAGTCCCGCTCCGAGCTGATCAAGGAATTGGCAACGGGCATGTCGCCCGACATAGACGCGGCCACTCAGCGCCGCTTTGACGACGGCCACCAGTTCGAAGCCTGGGCCCGTCCCCTGGCAGAAGACATCATCGGTGAGCCCCTCTCCCCATGTGTCGGCACTCGTGGCAAATACTCTGCCAGCTTTGACGGCCTGACATTCATGAATGACGTCGCCTTCGAGCACAAGACGCTCAACAGCACACTGCGCAGCGTCATGGAGGCCGGCTGCACTGGCGCTGACCTGCCGCTGCAATATCGAGTGCAGATGGAGCAGCAGGCCATGGTCTCAGGATCTGAGCGCATCCTGTTCATGGCCAGCAAATGGACGAGCGAGGGCCTTCCCGTGGAAGCCCTGCACTGCTGGTACGAGCCCGACGCAGAGCTGCGGGCCCAGATCATCGCTGGCTGGGAGCAGATTGAGAAGGATGTGGCTGCCTACCAGCCCCAGGCCGCCGAGCCCAAGCCTCAGCCAGAGGCCAAGATCCGCGAAGCCCTGCCGGTGCTGCGCATCGAAGCCCGCGGCGAGATCACCACCAGCACCTTGGACAGCTTCAAGGTCGAGGTTCTGGAACGCATCAACAGCGTCAACGCCGTGCTGGAGACAGACCAGCAATTCGCTGACGCCGATGCCGATGCGAAATGGCTGCGGGATGTCTCCAGTGCGATGAAGCAGGCCGGCAAGAAGGTGCGTTCCGACATGCAGTCTGTGGATGACGTACTCAACGTGCTGGAGCAGCTGGACCAGATCGCCACCCGAAAGGCCATCGACCTGGAAAAGCGCGTCAAGTCGGAGAAGGATGTGCGCAAGCAGGTCATCATCCAGGAAGCTCAGCAGGCGCTGGACGTGCATATGGATAGCCTGAACAAGCAGCTTGGCACCTACTGGCTGCCTCGTGTTGCGGGCGGTTTTGCGGAAACGATCAAGGGCCTGAAGTCGTTGGACAGCATGCGCGACAAGGTGGTAGTGGCCCTGACCAATGCCAAGCTGCAGGCCCAGACCACTGCCAACACCCTGCTGCTGAACCGCGACTTCCTGCGCGGCGATGGTTCGGGCCAGGACTGGATCACGCTGTTCCCGGACTTCCCAGCAATGGGAGTGAAGGAGCCTGAAGTCTTCAAGGCCATGGCTACCATGCGCATCAACGACTTCAAGCAGGCCGAGGCCGAGCGCCTGGAGGCCGAGCGTGCCCGGATCCGCGCAGAAGAGGAAGCCAAGGCCAGGCGTGAAGCCGAAGCGAAAGCTGCAGCCGAAGCCGCTGAGCAGGCGCGCCAACTTGAAGCTGATCGCGCTCGTATCCGGGCCGAGGAGCAGCAAAAGGCCCAGGCTGATGCAGCCCAGCAGCGCCAGCAGGTGCAGCAGCAAGCCCAGGAAGTACAAGCGGAGATCTCCCAGGCGGCGCAGGACGGCACCCTTGCTGCTCCGCTGGCCTCCGACTTGTCAGGCCTTGTCGCCGAGCAGGCTGCAGAAAGCGTGGCCGGCATCGACGCTCAACAGGCGATCAGCACTGCCCAGGCCAGCGCTGCAGCAGCTCCAGCCGCTGACGAACAGGAGGCAAAGCTGACGATTGGTCAGATCAATGCCCGGTTGAAGGACGCAGGCCTCGGTCAGATTTCAGCTGCAACCCTCGATTTCCACGGCATCCCATACGCCAAGGACCGCGGCTCGGTGCAGATCCCCGTCACGCAGGTCCGTCGACTGCTTCTGCTGATCTCGATGGGCACCCGCAAGCTGGCTGACGACCTGCAGAGCGCCACTGTTTAACCCCTATGCCCGGCAATCAACTGGGCATCCACCCCAAGGAGCATCCCGTGAACAAGTCCGACCTGATCGAACACATCTCCAAGAGCGCCGAAGTTTCCAAGCAGGCTGCTGATCGCGCATTGAGCGCCACTCTGGATGGCATCCGCCAAGCGCTCAAGAAAGGCAAGGTCGTCCAGATTATTGGCTTTGGCACTTTCAGCGTTGGCCGTCGCGCCGGCCGGACGGGCCGGAATCCGCGCACCGGCGAGAAAGTCACCATCGCAGCCACCCGCGTGGCGAAGTTCAAACCCGGCAAGCACCTCAAGGATGCCGTGAACTGACAAATTCCATAGCAACCAGCGCAAGCCCGCCCTCAACAAGCGGGCTTTTTTATTGAAATCTCAGAGACCTCATAATGAACGCCAAATTCAAAACAGCTGCCGCCTTCACTGACAAGCCCTATGTCGCCATCCCCATGGAGCCGGTTGAATCCAACCAGGTCAAGGCCGTCGGCTATGACCCCGAAACCAAGACGCTGGCCGTCACATTCACCCGCGGCCCCGGCAGCATCTACCACTACCCCAACGTGGAGCCCGAGCTGCACGTGAACTTCATGCAGGCTGAATCCAAGGGCACGTTCTTCGGCAAGAACATCAAGGAACTGCCGTTCGACAAGTTCCCCGCACAGGCAGCCACTGCCCAGGCCTGATCCCTTCCCGACAACTCCAGCCGGCCCGCCGCGCGCGGGTCGCATCGAATCCCAGGAGGGCCCATGGCCTTTGAACTTGCTGACCCAACCACAGTCACGATAACCAATGCGAACCCGCGGCGCGAGCTGCACGGCGAAGAAAAGGTGCGCGCCATTGATCTGGCATTCGTGCTCACCGGCGAAAACACGCTGCTCGACAAGATCGAGGCAGGTCTGCGCGAGCACCACTACTGCAACAAGGCGCTCAAGGAGGGCCAGGAGGCGCTGCCGGGAGTGGATATTCCGCTGCCGAACCTTCGTCACCCCCAGCTGCCGCTGGCCTACCACTATGGCAAGGGCCAGAAATGGCGCGGCTATCGCTTCATCTGGGACTGGGGCCTGAACGAGGAGCATGTCGACTTCACCGACGCCGTGCTGTCCAACCTGCAGTACGAGCTCTCGGAGGGCGGCAGTGTCACGGTCAAGGGCACGATCTCGTACAACGGCGAGGAGCTGGAGAACAACGACCTCTTTGGTGAGCTCTCTGGCCTAGCCGCCGAGGGTGAGATCTCCATCAAGCTGCTGGCCCCTGCCGAGTTGGTCCAGGCCAAGAAGGGCTACCGGGCAGGCAAGCCCGACACGCCCTCTTCAAGCACCAACCCCAATCAGCGCGAGCTGGATGATGACGCAAGCGACTCGGATGAAGAGCCAGAGCAGACACCAGAGCAGGCTTTCGCTGATGCCGTAAAGAGTACTACCACCTGACACCAGAGGCATGAGCACAGGGCGCGATGCGCCTTGTCCTGATTCCCCTGAGCCCTTTACAGGTCGTCAACTCGCACTGTGACTGGGAGCCGCCCCTGATCGTGAAGTTCTGCTGCCACTCTGTGGATCACTTTCCAATACATTTTGTAAGCCGCTATGTGTTGTGGCTCTCCTTGTAGGTCGCCGCCCGCAAGGCGCCCAAGTGCATCAGTACTGGCAGCGGCTGAGCGCGGCTCTCCATTCGCTGTGTACTCAAACACAACTCGGCTAGGACCTACTCGATACGCCGGTTCGGCATCCATCTCATCCATTTATCTCTCCCTGCATAGAACCGCAGGAGTTTAACGATTGCCCACCGCTGAGTGGGCTTTTTGCTTTTTGGAGCCCTATGCGAATTGTTTGCCAGTTTTCCTGCGGTGCTGCTTCGGCAGTCGCCACCAAGCTCGCCATCGCACAGTACGGCGACGGTTGCGAAATCATCAATGCCTATCTAGCTGGTGAACACGCCGATAACCGTCGATTCCTGGCCGACTGCGAAGCCTGGTTCGGTCGCAAGGTTGTGATCCTGCGCGATGAGAAGTACGGCGCGGACCCAATCGAGGTGTTCCGCCGCACTCGCTACATCAAGGGCCGTCAAGGAGCGTCCTGCACCAAGAGGCTGAAGCGCGACCTGCTGCGCACATTCGAGCAGCCCGGCGACGTGCTGGTGTTGGGCTACACCTCTGACGAACAGTGGCGCCTTGATGACTTTCAAGAAGCCTACCCAGACCGCCCTGTGGTCGCGCCGCTCATTGAGCGCGGCCTCACGAAGACCGACTGCAAGACCATGGTGGAGCGCGCTGGCATCACCTTGCCATTCATGTACCTGCAGGGCTATCAGAACGCCAATTGCATCGGCTGCGTCAAGGGCGGAGCTGGTTACTTCAGAGCGATCCGCGAGGACTATCCCGAAGAGTTCAAGCGACTTGCAGACGTAGAAGCCGAGATTGGCCCAGGTGCCTACATCCTGCGCCACCGCTCCGGTCCGCTCAAGGGGCAGCGCTTCCCTCTCCATGAACTGCCTGCAGGCAAGGCCGACCGCAAGGAATGGCTGCCGGCCTGCGGCGTCACATGCGAGATCGCAGAGCAGGAATACACCTCCTGACCACCAACACCCCAGCCCGCCGCCGCGGGCTTCCCTTTTTGGAGAACAGCATGGCTGAAAACAGCAAGATCGAATGGACTGACCACACCTTCAACCCCTTCATCGGATGCACGAAGGTATCCCCAGGCTGTGACAACTGCTATGCCGAGCACCTGATGGACAAGCGCATGCACAAGGTCATATGGGGCCCGAAGGGCGAACGGGTGCGCACCAGCGCCAGCAATTGGCGTAAGCCGCTGGCCTGGAACGCCAATCACGAGGCATTTTTTGCCGCGCACGGCCGCCGACAGAGGGTCTTCTGCGCCTCCCTGGCCGATGTATTCGACAACGCAGTGGATCCTCAGTGGCGCGAAGACCTGTTCAAGCTGATCGAGGCCACGCCAAATTTGGACTGGCTGCTGCTCACCAAGCGCATTGGCAACGTGGGCAACATGCTTCCCGTGCCGTTCGACTTTGCGAAGCTCTACCCGCATGTATGGATTGGCGCCACGGTCGTGAACCAAGAAGAAGCCGACCGCGATATCCCGAAGCTCATAGCTGTGGACGCAGCAGTGCGCTTTCTGTCGATGGAACCTCTGCTGGAGCACGTGGACCTGCGCCAATCTTTATGGCAGTGCTGCGGAGCGCTGGTGCCTGGCCATCCTGGCGATGGTTGGATGCAGCCCCCCGACCCACCTGAGTGCTGCGGTTACCCGGAACCACTTGGCAAATTGCACTGGGTGATCGTCGGCGGCGAGAGTGGTCCCGGCGCAAGGCCTATGCATCCCGACTGGGCGCGCTCACTGCGTGATCAGTGCCAGGCTGCCGGCGTGCCTTTCCTGTTCAAACAGTGGGGCGAGTGGATCGCACCGAGCCAGCACGGCGCTGCGCGCGCTGAAAACGGGTTTGCACCGATCAAGGAGTTCGCCATGGTCGAAGGCCAAGGCCGCTACCACCTCGTCGGTAAGAAGGCCGCCGGCCGACAACTAGATGGCCGCACCTGGGATGAGGTGCCAACACCGTGACGACCGCAGCATTCAGCGCCCAGGCGCCACACATCCGGGCCGCACTGGCCCAGGTCAAGCGCACCTACTGCGCCCCGCCCACCTTCGCCCCGGCCGAGAAAGTGACCGGGCACCTAGAGTGTCCGCGCTGCAAAAGCCGGCTGAATTTCACCGTCCTGACCAGCGGCGTGACCTCCGGCCGCTGCACATCCGGATCCTGCATTTCATGGAGCATGCAATGAAGCAAACCGAAACTTGCGAAATTTCGCAAACTGCTGACGGCAGCAAAGTGGACGAACTGGCCATGCTGGTTCGCCAGCTAGTCCAGTCTCTCCGCAAAGCATCACCGGGCAACGATCTTGCCGATCGAGCCCTGGACTATCTCAAGCGCCACGGCCTAGCTGGAACATTATTGCGCGGAAATTCCGCTTTTGTTCCAGAGATTGTTCCAGCTGTGATGAAGCCCAGCAAGGCATCCGAGGCCCTTGGAACATCTGACAGCGCCTGCAGATCAGAAAGTGTTCCAGCTCTGCAGGAAGCGCTTCGTGAAGCCAAGTACGCGATCGGCAGTATGAAGACGGAGGCAGAAACGGCCGCCCAAGGTGATGAGCAGATGATGCTTGAGGCTTGCGAGCAGATCTCCAACGAGGGGCTGGAAGCCTCGCTGGCAATCGACGCAGTGCTCGGCACCTGGGACATGCACCAGTCTCAAGAGCCCTCTCCTTTGCAAGCAGTCCAGCCCGTTAAGTGCGAGACCTGCAACGACCACGGCATGATCGGCGGCCCGAGTTTCTATGACCCCGGGGAAGGCGGTCAGCCGTGCCCTGATTGCGAAGAGTGGCACCGCAACGGCTTGGCCGCCGGCGACTTGATGGCATGGGCCGCTGAGGTCGGCGGCAATCGCATCGCTGAAAACGTCGTGGAGATGACCCGCGATGACTTGCAGCGGCTTATCGCAGAGCGCACGCCCCAGACAGCGCCCGCAGCCATGGCGGTGCCTGATGAGCGCGCGGCGTTTGACGAATTTTTCCGCAAGCGCAACGGACTTCACCCAGACACGGACACAACTTTCCGCAGCGATGCTGCTGAGCCGTGGAGGTACTGGCAGGCACGCGCCGTGCTTGCCGCCACCCCGGCAGCCGCGCCCGACATGGTGAGCGTCAAGCAAGTGGATGCTAACAAATACTGCCAAATCCTCGCCGCACTGGGCATGGAAGAGGAAGGCGATCCAGTTGCCGAGGTTCAGAACCTGCAAGCCCTGGCTGTGACCAGCATTCTTCTCGATGTTGTACCGGGGTCTGACGGCATGGGTCACGAGGTCTATGCAACCTCCGTGGAGGACGTAGTCGACAAGCTGAGCGACCTTGGTAGCCGTCTTGAAGACTATCAGCTCGGGATTGCCGTCGCACCCCAGGCGCTGGCGGGCCATCGAGATGTGGCATTCGAGGCTGTGAGGCAGAAATTCTGCAAGCTGCAGCGCTATTCCTTCTTCCTGGATGACAAGGGCAACGTCCGCCGGACTCCAGATTACTGCGGCAATTGGGTCGAATTCGAAGCCGTGCACACTTTGTTTGAACCGGCAGCGGTTGAAGCTGCCCTCGCTGCCCAGGCAACCCAAGGGGGTGATTGATGGCAGCGATCACGCTTTCAAGCCGCCCCGTGTATCGCGCGCCAACAAAAGGCCGCGACTACCTGACTGCCCGCGCTGCAGCCAAAAACGAAGCCGACGCGATGCTGAACAAGAAGTACCCCCGAGAGCGTCCCGAGTATGAGCAAGGCTTTTGCTATTTCTCTGGATGGCATTGGACCGAGGACAAGGATCTTGTGCGGGCTCATGCACGCCTTGTGCGATTCATTCTTCGCTCATTCAGAGCCGCTCAGCGCGCGCAGGCACAGAAGGAGTTGAGCAATGGGAAGTGATACCTCTCCCCCAGTTCAAGCAGGCATTCCACCGCTCCCGTGGTGGATGTACGAGAAAGCAGCCAAGGAAGGAGCGCAGCAAGCATGAGCACTGAAGCAGCAAAAGCAATTGGCGAGGGCATCGCATGGCTGGGCTTCTGGCTTGCTGCCGGCGCTGTCCTCGTCGCCGCAATCATGAATGGATGGAAGCCATGGGAGTGAAGACCCTGCACCTGTCGCTCAAGGGCGAGTACTTCGATGCAATCAAGGCCGGCACCAAGACGGAGGAATACCGCCTCGTGACGCCCTACTGGCGCAAGCGCCTGGACGGACGGCACTACGAGGGTATCGAACTGGCCAAGGGCTATCCGGCGCGCGATGACCTCTCTCGCCGCCTATCCCGCCCCTGGCGCGGCTACACGATCAAGACCATAACCCACCCGCATTTCGGCGAAAGCCCGGTGCAGGTGTTCGCTATCAAGGTGAATTGATATGGCCCACGACACCAACATACGCCATTTCCCCAGCACAGAGATCCCGGAGCAGACCTTATCGGTCGAACGCCAGACGATTACACCGATTACCAGCCGCCCTCCAGGCGGCTTTTTCGTGGCCAAACCGGAGAAAACCATGAAACAGACTGAAACAGCTACTGCAGCAACTCGGGATACCGTGCGCACCGACCCTGGCCAGGAACCCAGCGTTGACTGGGTGCTGGCCGAGAAATATGAAGAGTTGACCGGCGTCACACCCATGGCTGTGCACAACCGCCGCCGCGCTGGTGTCTGGCTGGACGGCAAGCATTGCGCAGTGGTCGCCCGCCGCCTTTACGTAAACATCAAGGAAGCCGACAAATGGATCCAAAGCCAAATCTCCCCACGCCGCCTGGCGTAACAATCCGGGTCAAAGCCACGGTACAGCGCATCCAAATCGCTTTCTCGTGGCAAAAGCAACAGTGCCGGGAGCTGTTGCCACTGGGCCCGATCAACAAGTCCAGCATCCTGTACGCCGCCAACCTCCGTGCAGAAATCAAACGCCGTATTAACGATGGCACGTTCAAATATGCGGACTACTTCCCAGACAGCCCCAAGGCGCGCGGGCCTGACAAGGTCAGCCAGTCGCTGCAGCACAAGCTGCAGGCCCAGCTCGACCTGTATGAGAAGCAGGTGGCGAACGGGAAAATGTCCCCCGCCACCTACAACGGATACGCCAAAGCGATCAACAGCTCCCGCATGAAGCACTGGCATGGCAAGCAACTGCACGAAGCCACGCCCTCTGAACTGCGCGACTGGATTAGCGAGATGGACTGCACCAGCAAGGCCATCCGTAACTTGCTGACTCCGCTGCGTAGTGTGTTCGAGGACGCCTTGAACGACGGGTTGATCGAGTACAACCCATTCGACCGCATCGCCCTGGCCAAGCTGATCCGCCAGAACAGCAAAGCCAGCGACTATGTGATCCAGCCATTCACGCAGGCCGAACGCGAGCAGATCCTGCTGGCATGCCGCGAGGATGAGCGGCCGATGATCCAATTTTGGTTCAACACCGGCCTGCGGCCCGGCGAGCTCCAAGCACTGCGCTGGGAGCACATCGACGTGGATCGGCGCATCGCCAAGATCGTGCTCAATCAGGTTGTCGGCGTCATCAAAGCGCCCAAGACCGAGGCCGGTAAGCGAGAGGTAGAGCTGAACGCGGAGGCCATGGAAGCGCTGAGACTCCAGCGGCCGTTCAGCCAGATGCGCGGACACCGGGTATGGCTGAACCCGCGGACACTGCAGCCGTGGACTACGGACGCCCAGATCCGCAAGACGCTATGGCTGCCGCTCATGGAGCGGTCTGGGATCGAATACCGCAACCCGTATCAAATCCGCCACACCTTTGCGTCGACCCTGCTGACGGCTGGCGCCAACCCTTGGTATGTGGCCCAGCAACTGGGGCATGAGGACGTGGAGATGGTCTTCCGAACCTACGGTAAGTTCATCCGCGAGGACTACCAGAAGCCCAAGGCCACCCTGAAGGCCGTGAGCTGA